CGAAAGCCAGTTGCCAGAAGCCATAACCACCAGCTGCCCGCGCTTCTGCCCCGAACTTGAATTTTTTGCGGCTGAAGACATCATCAGCTTCGGGATCGGTCTGCTGGACAAAGACCGGCGCTTTACGCTCCTGATAGATGAAGGGGCGAACGGGCTTGCTGGTGTCTAAGAGGAACCAGGCCGTGTCGGAGGTGATGCGACCCGAGACAACCAGCTCGGCAGTGCCCTTGTAAAGGTTGACCTTGCCGTCTTCCAGACGATCAGCAGTCAACAAAGCCTTGGCGGTGTCTTCCAGACCAGGACCGACCAGGAGGATTGTTGGGCGCACATCCAATGGGCGGCCATCATCGTCCTTGAACTTGCCCATGGCCGTACGTGCTGCGCCGTAACTTGCCTTAGCGGCTGCCTGGGTTGCGATGGAAAGTGCCGCCGTGCCCTTGTTGCTGACGCTTCCATTGCCGACGATATGGTCAGTATCGAAGAAATATTGACCGTCGTAGCACAGGTTGCCAAAGGCACCGTTCACCAGCTCGTATACGATTTCGTCCGGCAACTGCTTGGCCGAGAAGCCTGCCATCTGCGCTTGGGGCGCGTAGATGCCCAACTGATCGTCTTCGATGTGGTTACGGTCAACTTCGACAGTCGCTTCAAAGTCTTCGTTTTCCACGGTGTAGCTGAACGCTTTGAGGTTTTTAACGTGCTTCGCGCCAACCCAACGGCGCATCTTCGGAAACGCCGATAGCCAGGCATACATGTTGCTGCCAGTGGTGCTTGGCACCTTCATGGCGATCTTTTCCCAGGAGCTGGGTGCAGACCCAAAGGCGTTATTGAAAAGGGTTTTCAGAGCAACGAAAGCTGCCTGAATAGAGGACTTGTTAACCAACATGCGCAATGCGCTCCTATATATAGAGGGAGTTACTCAACCCACACGCCGTTGGTATCAATACCAACGATGCGTCCAGCGGCGGATCGGGTGCCGCCTGCGTCAGCAGCAGCTACGGTTTCGTCATCGACGATATAGGCTGGCTTGAACAGGTGCGCCTGGGTGATGGTGCCGTCGTTGGCCCAGAGAAACGCCTTGCCATGGCGGATCTCGGCTTGGGCAGCACCAGCGGCGCCGCCTCGGTTGTCTACTGATGCCTCGAAACGGCCTAGGTAGGACAGGCCCAGAGCGGTTGAACCAGGTGCAGCAAAGCCAGTTGCGGTAGCGACAGCCAGAGACCCCGCGAAGATGCGGACGTTAGCGGTGACAGGAACCACCAGGATTTCGGTGTCCTTCATAGGCGTATTGCGATCTTGAGTCAGCGGCACGGGTTAAACCTCGCTCTGCTTGGTTTTGGCGAACTCGGCCGGATCAAGCCCAAACTGCACGCACATGGCTTGCTCTTCGGAGTTGAGGGCGGTAGAGGTTTCCTTGGGCTTGCGCTCACCCAAGCTGGTCGGGTCCGCAACGATTGGTGCGGCATCGACGAAAGCCTTGAAGCGCGTCAGACCGGCTTCGTCCTGGCACATGGCGCGGTGGTAGTCGACGGTGGCCGGGGTGATCTTCCCGGCTTGGGTAGCCTGGGTAATGACCGCGTCCACTGCCTTGGTATGTTCGGCCGCTTTGTGAGTAGTAAGGGCCTGCTCGGCATTCAATGCTCGGGATTCCAGCGCGTTATAGTCAGCGCGAGGCACGAACCGCTCCAGGTTGCCCGCCTCGCTGTTGAGCGCCTGGCTGGTGGCATTGAGTTTTGCGGTGGTGGCGGTGAAGACTTGTTCAGCGGTCGCCGTGTCAGGCAGACCGAGCAGCTTTAAAAGCTCTGGTGAGGGTTTCACAGGGACGTTCTCCATTTGCTCTTGGTTGAGTGCTGTCATTACGAGATTGGGTATGTTGGTGAGGGCTGCGCTGACCATGCGGACAATGCGTTTGGTCTCATCGTCGTAATCGAAGACGGGGGAAAGGAAGCGGTACTCTTTGCCCTCAACCTGGAGTCCGCCACGTGGCGTCCAGTCGACCTGGCCCCATAACGCGCCGTCGCGGATTTCCAACTGTTTGATCCAAGCACTTGCGGGTGCTTCTTCCCCCTTGGGGGCACGGCGCTGGGTGGCATGCTCCCAATCGATAGGCAGATCGATTGCCCGGCTGGAGAAATTGGTCTGCACAAACTGATGCGCTGTATCGTCGAACAGCCATGCGCGGCCATCACGGCCGACGACAGAGGGACCGGCGGGAATAAGTTCTACCCACTCGGGCGCTTTCCCATCGGAAAGCTCGACGGAGCTGTAGATTTCTGAGTTAACGGCGAGTTGAGTTTTCATGCCGCCAGTCTGTGAGACTTGGCGAAGTTGGTGAGTATCAGCGGGGTTTAAGAATTTGCGCCTTGGGAAGGCGGCGAAGGGGTAGTCGGTGAATCCATTCTATACACAGCGAGTGGACCGAAGGGATCTCGCGAAGACGGAGTGAATAGGGCTACAACTAAATCTAACGCAGGTCTAACGCTGTTCAGCCACCCCGCACGCGGCGGATGTACCCGCAAGGCTAGATCAGCGCGCCTGTGGGATTCTGCACCGTTACTCTTTTATTGGCTCCATAAGGTAGTCCTGGATGATCGTGAGTATCTCGATATCGTCGTCTGATGATAGGCCTAGGTAGGGTCTTGCCTTGATCTCGGAGTCATGCGCACCACGAGTAACCCACTGCGCAAAGTTGGATTTGCTCTTCTTCACAAAGCGGTTGCCCACCGATCCATCTTTACCCTGACGGAAGTAGACCTGCTGTGACCTGGCCGCATGCTCGACCTTACCACCGAGCTGGTGAATGGCACCGTATGGTCGGTCAGTGCCGAAAGACAGCTCATTGCGACTGACGTTGTGGCGCAATGTGTCCTGTAGCGTACCCTTGGCGCGCAGGATGCGACCTCCCTTCTTACGTGCCAGGGTTGAGGGGGCAAGTGGAGCCCAGGGCGAACCGTCTGGAGCGACCTGCTGGCGAAAGCGGTCATCAGTGGATTGGTGCAGGTATTCCGCAATGTCATTGAGCGGCGTTGTCAGGTCGCCCAGTCGCTCAAACAGATCATCGAGGGCCTTGCCGACTGGACTTGTATCGACGGAAACCTCAAGCATTGAACCGGCCATGTCGTCCTCCCTATTCGGTACGTCGGTAAAGCAGGACGCCTAGGCGCAATGCCTCGAGGTACTGCTCGCTGTCATCCACAAACCCGGTGACGCCAGTCCAGCCATCTGCGCCCTGGTCGAATACAGCAACAGCGGGATCTGCCTTTCCCTTGACCTGGACGTGTGCCAGGTATCGACGGCGCAACACCGCTTTGCCCTGGTCTGGCTGCCATTCCAAGCGCACCCAGATCTCATCAGGAGCCTTAATGGCTTCAGCTAAGAGAGGCAACTCGCGAGCCTTGACCTGTTGGGCCAACGCTATTGCACCGGTTTTGGCATCGCTGAACATCTCCCGCCCGATGACCAGGGCATCACCCGTCACGTCTCGGAACACCGCTGGTTCGGCGTCGGTGGCGCCGAACTCGCCCAGGAACTGGGTCACCGCTTTAGGGGTGGAGGCTTTGGCTGGGAGCAGACGCTTTGCCGGGATCTGCCGAGGCTGCGGCAAAGGTCCGCTTGGTTGCCGGTTGGGCAAACCGGTTGTCGGTGCCGGAGCTGCTGATGGTGCTGGAATCAGATCATGGGTGCGCAGCTGGGGCACGGAGTTGGCCAAGCGTGATTGACCAGGTGCATATTCAAAGCCTGGATCGATCCCCTTGGGCACTCGCACGGTACGTGGACCACCAGAGCTGTTCTTGCCGATTACCCGATCTTCCCACTCAGTGGCCGGTGCTGGACCAATCGTCAGCCCTTGGCGCTCAACGTCCCTGGCCGAGAGCATGAACTTTTTGCACTTGCAGCCCCAACCGTTTTGCGGGGTATGAGTTGCCCACCAAGGGTCATCGAGCGGCAACGTGATGCCGTTCCAGGACAGGTGCATAGGCCGTGGGTGCGCACTGTCGCCATGACGGTAAACCGCGTAGGGGCGGCGCTTGCGCAACTCCGGGTGGGCCATCTGAGCTTCGCGGCCAGCGTTGTAAGACTGGCGCAGGTTGGTTTCCCAGATGACATTGGTGCGCCAACCGCGCTCGCCCTGGTACTGCCACCCGTGTTTACCGACGACCTGGTCAAAGTCTTTGCGGAACTGTTCCAGGGTGGCGCCGCTGGCGATGGACTTCTCTACGGCACCCCGCAGGTC